CACCTACGTTTAAGACCGAGGCCGTAGGGCCTCGGAGACGTATCCAAGTGCCTGCAGTCATCGACTGTTAGGTCGAGAAACTGATCGAGTCGGCTTACGCCGCCTTTGATCATCCGCAAACACTTCGCCAGTGCCCCGTCGCCTTCGAGAAGGTCTGGGTCACGAATGGTCTCAACGACCCAACAGCGATATTCTCGCTTCTGGAGTCGCTTATTCCATCTATGGGATGGAACTTCCTCGCTGTAGGAGTTCCACCCAATGGCGGCACTGTCACCGGGGACTTGTGGGAGCTTTCCCATTAGGTCCTCGACCACCTTCCTTAAGGCGGCTGCAGTCTGCGGGTAACCAGCCGTTGAAAGCTGATTACTCGTTTCCAGCACTGACAGTATGCCTGACACGTCCCCGCGATCTGCAGGAATGTCACGACGAAGGTAAACGGGCGTTACCAGCTCGTTGTCGTAACAATCTGCTCCACATGACTCTCTGAACTTCCCAGTCCAGAAGGACTTGTGGCGGTTGACCTTGTAGCCTATGGCTTCAAGGTCATCACTGATCGCAGCTGCCTCGTGCGACGGAACGATTAAATCGTCACCGTACACGTAGACGTCCCTGCTAAACGAATGCAGGTTCGCCTTGGTCGGAAAGACTCCAGCTCTGCACATCCGTGAAGCAATGATCATCAAGTAGAAGATCACTGACTCCATAGGAAAACAGAGTGCCGAGCCCATCGACGCGAACTTCTTGAGGGTGATAATATCACCGTTGGGAAGTTCGGCTCGCGTAGTACGAGCTGCTAGTACCCAGTCCCGAAACAACGGGACTGACTCTAATAGATCCTCTACATGAGCAAGAGACACTCGATCGCTGGCGTCGGACATGTCCAGGGTGGCATATTTGCCATTCCCAGATCCTTCCAATGCCAAATCCTGATTAACCGTTTGATCTGTGAAATTCACATGACCAGCGGTCAGGAAACAGCTTTCCAGCTGTCTCACCAGGTAACCGCAGAGGGCCTGCTGTGCATACTGCATCAGCACGGGTTCCACTGCAATTACTCTCGGGGTCTTCAAGGTCTTAGGAACGAAGACGACCCTGACGGGTTCTTCGTTCCGAGGGCTAACAGTAGATGGTAACATGCACGAAAGAAGATCAGACCGTATCAGGTCTGCCAAGTTATAGCAGGAAGAAGTCCCCCTGCCGAACTTGTGGTGGGTAAACCCCACGTCCTCTAAGCGCTGATGCCATCGGCGGAAGTTCCACTTTTGGTTTCCGTGGATATGCTCCCGCGTCGCCCCAGGGCCGTGTTTCGGTACCAGGCGCGCTGTAAAGGCGTCGCCTGAAAGGTCCAACTCGTGGCAAAGAATAGCCGCAAGTGCCTTGAAGTAACGATACGGCTGACCGGACGAAAGCTCGATACTGTTGTCGCATTCAGCATAGGCTTTGGCTGCTTGCTGCTCTCGTTCCGTAGAACACGGACGGAGCAACTTTTTGTTGAACAGGCACAACTGCCTGATCGACCTAATGCAGTCAATAGACACTTTGCTGGAGAGGAGTCCTTCCGAGTCGAAAACGTTGCACAGGAACCCCTCGAGAAATCGGGGGTAACCAGCGGGCGCCAGCTTCCAGCCGGCAAACGCACTAGGAGCAACCCTACCCAAGTCGAGGCTTTTCTCAAAGTCCCGGCAGAGGGTCGGAAGAGTGATCGTTAAAAACGAATCACCCTCATTTTCGACTCTACTTCTCGCGGTATTTATATCGCGAGAAATAGTGGTGACAGCAGTCCTCCTCGCACAGTCCTGCGCGAGGTGCTCCCAAAGGTCTACAAGGCTTTTCACTTTGGCCCCTTTCAGGGTCTAAAGGTCCAGGATGCCTTCCGATGGCTCCCCGACAGCCTTCTTACCTAACGATGCACCTCGGGAGTTTGAAGTCCCGAGAGCACCAGAGACCTAGTTGCGAATTAGGTCTCACCGTTGATGAGCTTCAGAATGTTAGCTGACGAGCAGAAGCCGGTCAAGGCGTTAGCCAAGGCCTGCACATCTGTGTTCGCTAGTCCAACAGACGGGTAGTCCAGAGTCAGAGTAGCCGTCATGCCAGCCGGTATGTTTTGGGCTGGAATGAGAGGGTCACTCTGAACTGAATCCCGCCGAAGCCTGGCGAAAGCTCGGTTCCGGGCCTTGAACTGGTGACCCAGGATGAGATCATAAATGATCCCACCTGAATCATTCAGCTTGTACTCGGACTGATCTTGTCCTTGGCCAATCTTGACCAAGGACTTCGCCACGGTTGCGTAGGTAATTGACTGGGGGTCGGAAAACATTTCGATTCCTCGGGAGATTATCGGACTTGACTCCGGGATATACCCAGAGCAGCGAGAATGGCAAGCTGGTTAGCATTCAAGCTATCCAACGTGACATTCAACCCGAATGGATTTCCCCCACCTGCTCGACTCTTAGTCTCGGTCTTGTCGACCGTTGACCAGGTATGTTCTACCCTGGGCCACTTATTGTTAAAGTAGCCCGGAGCGTCGAGACTCTCGTGTACGACATGAGCTTTATGCTCAGTCTCCACGATCGTATGCCTCATTATGAAGCTACGACTAACGGTGAGGTTTTCGGCTGCGCCAGTAGACATGTTGGACATTACGTCCCCCACGTTACTGAAGTAGTCGATAAGCCATGACCAGGGTAACACTTCGCAGAGCAATTCGGGCGACGGATGAAGCCCGAACAACGCTAGACGTGCTCTCCGGTTCCACTGAGAGGTTCCGATGTCTGGAAT